TGTTCTCGGTAAAGAACCCAGCGCCGACCTCCCATATGGGGTTGGGGATGCCGCTTGACTCGTCGAAGATCAGCATCATGCCGTCCTGGTTATGCACGCCGGCGTAGCTGTCGGGGTTCTCAGCCGACCACAGCTTGCCCTCTGCGGCCCAGTAACGTGTGCCTTTCTTCAAGTCCCGCTCGACTAGCTCGCACAGCCACTGCGCCGGCACCAGCTTAGTCGCGCTGATCTCAAACCAGTGGTTGTTGATGGTCATCGCCGCCCACTTAGTTAGCTCGGCCCAGGTCACCGACCTTAGTTGGGACTCCGAGTTGGCGCTGATGATGACGCTGCCGCCGATGCGGGTGGTCAGCATCCACAGCACCAGCCAACTGACCAAGGCTGACTTGCCAATCCCTCGCCCGCTACTAACGGCCTCCCGCAAGGTGTCCATCTGCACCTTGTCCTTGTTGCCTGCAATGTGCTTCTTAATGTCGCGCAGCACCTCGCGTTGCCACTTGCGTGGGCCTTTGAACTTGTGCAGCGGTGTGTTTTTCTGGCCCCAAGGGAAGGCAAACAGCACAAACGCCTCGGGGTCGTCGGCCAGCGCGGGCGACCACAGCTCGACCATCAGCCGCTGTTCTTCCTCAGACTGATAGATCGGTAATTGCACTCGCCGTCCCCTCGATCACTCGCGCCCTTGCTTGCTCGAGCGCCGTGATGACGCTGATCTTCTGATAGACGTCCACACTAATCTCCTGCCGAGCCGTCCAGCCATGCACATGCTGGAGGATCGCCAGGCTCGCCTTGGCGTCGCCCGCTTCAGACGCCTCGTTCAGACGCTGCGCTGCGCGCAGTTCGTTGTCGGCCTTGCCTTTCTGCGCTGCCAGCTCGGCCAATGGGTCAAATTGGCACAATTGCCGGTACTCCAAAGGCAGCATCCCCGACGCCAGTGCCAGTGAATCTCCTTTCAACCCTAAAGATGCTGCTTTGTATATGGAGTCCAGACGCGCCTCTGTCGCCTGAAGTCTGGGTCGGATCGCTAACGGCAGTGAGCGGAACATGGCTGCGTTATACCACGATTTGGCCTATTTGGCCTATTTGGCCTATGCCATGTAGGGGCTGATGTGGGGGCGTAAGCGTTTGGCTTGCAGGATGTTTTTAAAAATAAAAATTGTTCGTGGGGGCTACCCTGACCGACACGGCCAGCGCAGGGCCCTCCCTCCCCCATGCTGCGCTGCAACAATGCTCGATGCCCGATGCCTGGTGGCCGGCCAGGTGGCCAGCACGGCCACCGGCCAGCACGGCCACCGGCCAGCACGGCCAGCACGGCCAGGTGGATGTCGGCCAGCACGGCCACCGGCCAGGTGGCCAGGTGGATGTCGGCCAGCACGGCCACCGGCCAGGTGGATGTCGGCCAGCACGGCCAGCACGGCTAGGTGGATGTCGGCCAGCACGGCCACCTCGATGTCGGCCACCTCGATGTCGGCCAGGTGGATGTCGGCCACCTCGATGTCGGCCAGCACGGCCATGTAGACTCTGGCTTGCGTGAAATGTGGCATATATGGTGTATGGCAGGCAGGCACCTGGCTGGCTGGCTGGCTGGCTGGCTGGCTGGTTATGTGCACTATGTGCACTATTGACACCCGGTTTTAGTCGGCGCCCGCGCAGCGCCGCAGTGGCGCACGTGCCCTATACCTATACATACAGTAGATTTAAAACTGCAGAATATATTCTTATGTAATATGGCCTATAGAGTTTATTGCCCTATGAAACAGGCGCTGCGCGCGGGTGAAATAACCTGTAAATACCATGAAATATTGTAAACAAAAAGCTTGCAATGCTGAAAAGACTATGAGACACTGGGTTTGCTGTATTCACGCTAACGCGTGTTCATCAACTGACCAGGAGCAACAGCATGAATACATTCATCGACTGGAGTTTTCCAGTACTATTAGCACTAGCAGTCATGTCATACATGGTTCAACTGTTTCAACAGTTCCCATTCTAATTAGCAACATCCATGCGCGCACTACCGCGCGCGTGTTCATACACTAAACAGGAGTACAGACCATGCAAGCATATTTCAACGGATTGGAAGTTAGCCTGATTACCGCTCGCAACGTCGTCGTCAATGCCTACAAAGATCAAGGCGGGGACAGGGACAATATTGAGCTTATCTTTGCGAGCGCGTTGCATGCAGATGGCGAGGAGCAGCGTGACATGCTGATTGAATATGGTATTGTGATTGTAGTCTAGCCTTTACCGTTAGCTAACTAGCAGTTCCATGCGCGCCATGTCGGCGCGCATGTTCATACACTACAGGAGAGTAAATTATGCCCGGATTCATCTTCTACCGTGGACCTAGTCCAATCGATGGCGCGCCCATTGTTGCCATTGCCACGTTAAAATCCAAGAACGTAAAAACGGGCGATATGGTCCAGACGTGGATTTTGCGGACTGATATCTCGCCCCTTGATGCTATCGCCACCGGTGAGGATCGTTCCATCTGTGGCAACTGCGCGCATCGCGGTACCGCGAAACGCAAGCGCACTTGTTATGTTGATATCGGAAAATCGCCATCGTCCGTTTGGAATGCATACCATCGCGGACAATATATAGATCTGTCCGAGGATCCTGGCACCATTGCGATGCTCATTGCCCAGCGCATTGTACGCATGGGCGCGTATGGCGACCCGGCGATGGTCCCGGTCAAACAATGGCGCATGCTGCTAGCCGCTGCAGCTGGCCGGACTGGGTACACCCATGCCTGGCGTCGCATGTGGGCGCAAGCCTTAAAGCCTTACGTTATGGCGTCGGTTGATAGCGTACAAGAACAAGATACCGCCCGCGCAATGGGGTGGCGCACGTTCCGCGTGCGGACCGAAACCGAACCGCTACAGTCTAATGAATTCGCCTGCCCAGCTAGTCCCGAAGCGGGCAACAAGAAACAATGCATAACTTGCAAAGCGTGCGATGGCGCGGACCGGGCAGGTAAGGCGTCCGCTGCAATCATAGTTCATGGCGCCATGGCACGGCATTTTGCGGTAGCAGCATGACAACAACCCGCGTGATCGTTACGCCCAGGTATGGCTGGCCTTGGGGGCCAGCCGTGAAGAACCCACCACCACCGGCGCTCCCGCCGGCGCCATTCTGAGAGGAACGCGATGAATGCTACTTGGATTTTGCTGTCCCATGCCTGCGCCATAGGCGCAAGTATTTGTATTTTATATCTTATTTGGAAAGGGTAACTAACATGCCTCTGATCTACAGCGTCACGTATACACAATACAGCGCAGCGCATCGCGCCAATTTTGAAAACAGCGCGTGGATATCCGGCGCGCGCGGGCAGGCGCTTACGCTCGCGGGCTGCCAGCGCATTCTGCGCCGGACGCATCCGGGCGCGAATATCATCCGGCGCGAACGCTGGAACGACGGCGGCGCGTGGGGATACCAATGAGCTACTTTGATAGTCTGACAATCGAAGAGCAAGAGCGGCAAGCATACGTGCGCGGCGATATCACCCTGGCGGCGACGCTGGCGGCGCAGATCGATGCCGAAGAGGCGCTCGCGCAGGCGCCGGCGGCGCGCGAGGAGCTGCTGGACGAGATCGCGCACTTGAAACGCATTCTGGCCGATGCGCTGAACGACGACGCATGGCGCGAGCGGGCGCAAGCGGCGCTCGAGGATTAGTACCCGGCCGGCGGCGCCTGCTCACGCGGGCGGCGCCGGACGTGTATTCTCGCGTCACTAATAACCTATAGGACAATAAAATGCACACGTTCACAATGCACGACAAAAAACGGCAACCCTTCGGCGCGCCGGTGCCTTACACGCCTATTATTTTCCTGTGCGGCACCACCACGCACCGGCTCGCGCTCCACCGTGAGGCGGGGGCGGCGCCGGCCAGCTATCGCGAGTGGGTGGTATCGCATCCGGTGATTGGCGCCAAGGTGTGCCGGGTTACGGCGGCGTACAAGGGTGTGCCCTGCTCAAGTAAGGGGCTTAATAGCAAGCAGGCGCGGGCGGCGGCGCTGGCGCAACTGGAACGGCTGTGCGAGCGTATCGGCAGTGAGAAGTTCAATGCCACCATAGCGGCGGTGCCCGCATGATCACGCTGGGCGTGGTTCTGTGCCTGTTGCAAGGCGGCGACGGGAGCGGCCTGGTCTACATCAGCGATGATGTGGTGGGCGTGGTCATGCCCATGCGTTCCGGCGGCCTGGACGTCGACTTCTGCCAGTGGGCGGCGGCATGAGAGGGCGCACCAAGGCCGCAAAGGCGGCGGAGGCGGCGGAGGCGGAGGCAGCGGCGCGGGCGCTGCGGGCGAAGGCGCTGGCGAAGGCGCGGGCGCAGGCGCGGGCGGCGGAGGCGGAGGCGAACGCGGCGGATATGCGGGCGATGCGGGCGGCGGAAGAGGCGCGGGCGGCGTGGGACTTGTGGGCGCAAGCCGATGCGCGGGCGAAGCTGCTGGCGGCGCTCAAGGACAAGGCATGATCGCGCTGGCCGTGTTGCTCTGCTTGGCGCTGCTGGTGATCG